TCGGGATTGGAGCTTCTGACGTGTCAGCTCAACTCGACAGGCTCAGGCGGCGGCTGGATGCGATCCCCAAGGGCGTCAAGCAGGCAGTGCAGCCAGCGTTACAAAAGAGCGGCGATGAACTGGCGGGCACGATGCGAAGCCTTGCGCCCGAAGATACCGGCGCGCTCAAGGCATCGATCACCGTCACCCCGGCCGGTCAATCGACACCGCCCTATTCGCAGCCTGGCGGATCGACGGTTGTCCCGGAGAATGCGGTTGCCATCACTGCCGGAAACTCGGAAGTCAGGTATGCACACCTTCAAGAATACGGCACGGCGCACACCCCGGCGCATCCGTTCTTTTGGCCTGCTTACAGGCTTCTCAAGAAGCGCATTCAGAACCGTTTGAAGCGCTCCATTGGCAAGGCGGTTCGTGACGGCTGGGGGCAGACATGACCGAAGCATCCCTTGCCGTCCAGAAAGCCATTAGAGCGCGCCTGACGGGCAACAGCGCCGTCACCGATCTTGTCCCGGCCGATAACGTCTTCGACCGTCACGCGCGTCCGGAACGCTTTCCATGCATCGTTATTGGCGAAGCGCATTCGATCTATCCGGATTGGTATGAGAGCTTTCACACAAGCGTCTATTGCGACCTGCACATTTGGACCAACGATCCGGACCTTGTGCTGTCGAAAGAACTAGCCGCGGCGGTTCGCTTAGCGCTCATGACCGGACCATGGTCAATCGACGGGCACCTAACCATCAACCTCAAGGTCGCATCGGCACGGTTCATGCGCGATCCCGATGGCGTTCACGCGCATGCGGTTCTGTCAGTGGAAGTGATTCTGCAAGAGGTTGCCAATGCGTAGCGGCGAACTGGACAAGGAAATCACCATTGAGCGCGCGTCCGAGTCCATCGATGACAACGGCGCGGTATCGAGCACATGGGCGAGCATCGCCACATTGCGGGCGAAAGTGCTGCAACAGTCTGCCGAAGAGTTCATCCGCGGCTTTGGTGCGTCATCCGAGACCGCGATCGTGTTCCGCACCCGCTACCTGGCCGGTCTAACGCTTAGTGATCGCATCGTCTATCAGGGCCGCGCCCACGACATCAAGGAACTGAAAGAGATTGGCCGGCGCGTCGGTTGGGACATTCGCTGCCTTGCCACAGGTGCGCCATGAGGGGCAGGAAACCATCGAACCTCAGCGGCGACGATCGGGCGCTGACGGCGGTTCCGAATCCGCCGTCATGGTTCAACGCCCATGCGAAATCCGAATGGCGGCGCATCATGCCGCTGCTTGTGGCGCGCAAGATACTGACCGAAGCCGACATGGGCAGCGTCGAGAACTACTGCGTTGCTATCGGGCAGGTGCGCGACATGCAAGCCTTGATCGATCGGGACGGCCACGTAGTCGAAACAACACGCGGCCCAAGGGCACATCCGGCCGTCAAAATCCAGTCGGACGCCATGACCCGCGCCAGACTTCTCGCCGCTGAGCTTGGCCTAACGCCGGTCAGCCGGTCGCGCCCTGCCATCAAAGACACGCCCAATGACCAAGACGACGCATCCGCATTGGGTGTTTGACAAGTCGCCGATTCCCGATCCGCATGGACGGGGCGAGCGTGCCGTCAAGTTCTTTGGTGCCTTGAAGCATCCGAAGTCGTCCGCCCCCAGCCGCGCCTTTGAGCTTGCGCCCTTTTGGGAACGCATCGTCCGGCGCATCTATGGACCGTCCGATAGCAACGGCAATCGGCAGGTCCGCACCGTCTACATTCAGATTCCCCGTGGCGCCCGCAAGACAACCATCGGCGCCGGGCTGGGGCTGTTGCATGCCTTCGGCCATGAGAAGATCAACGGCGGTTCGTGCATCCTGGCGGCGGGTGCCGAAGATCAGGCGCAACTCGCCTATGACGAATGCCTGTCATTCGTGAAGGCGACCGGACCGCTCGCCAATGCGGCGCGCATTGTCGAAAGCCAGCTTGAGCTTGAGCACGTCAAGAGCGGATCGATCCTACGGGCGATCCCGGCTGACGGCGATGTGCAGCACGGCAAGACGCCCTACTTTGTGCTGATCGATGAACTTCACGTGTGGAAGAATCGCAAACTCTGGCGGGCGCTAAAGAGCGGCTTGCTCAAGGTGCCGAACACGCTCTTGGTCATCATCACGACGGCCGGGCGCGGACAGGACAACCTGGCTTTCGAGGAATACGCCTACGCCCGCAAAGTCGCCAAGGGCGAGATTCACAATCCGGCCTATCTGCCGGTGATCTTCGAACCGCCCGCAAAATTCGACTGGCGTGACGAAACTGTCTGGCAGCAAGTCAATCCGGGATTGACTTACGGTTTCCCGGACCTGACTGGCATGCGACAGGCCGCCCTTGAGGCGCAGGACAAGCCGTCCGACCGCGGCGACTTCTTGCAATACAACTTGAACCAATGGCTGGACCATTCGGCGTCGCCCTTTGTTGAAATGGCGATCTATGACAAGGGCAATCGTGCGGTCGATCTTGACGCGTTGAAGCACCTGCCATGCTGGCTGGCGGTTGATCTATCGAGCAACAGTGATCTTACGTGCATCGTGGCGTGCTGGCGCGATGACGATGGCAATTACGTCGTATGGGCTTGGTTCTTTTGCCCGGCCGATAACCTCAAGCGCCGCGCCGAACGTGACGGCGTTCCCTACCCGCAATGGGCGGCTGACGGATTCATCATCCCCACCCCCGGCAACGTGGTGGATTTCCGAGTCGTTGAAGATCACGTGCGCGACCTGTGCGAGCGTTTCGACGTGCGAGAAATCGCTTTCGATCCGCACTTGGCGCGCAACATGATGAACACGCTTCATGAAGATGGCTTCCCGGCCGTCGAAATGCGTCAGGGCTGGGTGACAATGGCACCGGCGATCAAAGAGGTTGAAAGGGCGATCATCGGCGGCACCTTCATTCACGGCGGGCATCCTGTCTTGCGCTGGAACTTCGCTAACGTCTCAGTAGAGACCGACAAAGCGGGAAACAAGTCGTTCCACAAAGGCAAATCGAAAGACCGCATTGACGGCGCGGTTGCCACCGCAATGGCCGTCGCGCGGGCGTCTACCGGTGACACCGGCAAAAGCATCTATTCCGACACTAACGAGCGCCCTGACGGGCTTCTCTTTTTCTGACAGGTGAACCATGGCAACTGATTCCGAACAACTCTTGGTGCTGGTTGAAGCGAAGATCGCCGACTTCGAACGCAACTTGCGGAAAGCCAATGCGACCGCACAACGCGAGTTCGGCGCTATTGAACGGCGCGGGGCAGAGTCGGCCAAGAAGCTGCAAGGTATCTTCGCCAATGTCGGCAGGGGCATCACCGAAAGCCTGAAAGGCTTCGGCGGCGGCATTCTGGCTGGCGGTATCGCTGGCTTGGTCAGCACCGAATCTCTTAGGCGGCTTGGCGAGGTGGTGAAATCGGTTGCCGACATGGCGGACGAAGCCGACCGGATCGGATTGCCGGTCGAGGATTTTCAGGCGCTCACGTTCGCCGCGCATCAAGCAGGCGTCGAAAGCGAGAAGGTCAAAGACATCTTCGCCAAGTTCAATCTCGAGATTGGCGAAGCCGTCACTAAGGGCAATGACCTTGCCAAGATTCTGGCGGCGAACAACGTTCCCTTGAAGGACGCGAACGGCAAGATCCGTGACCAAAAGGTTTTGTTCTATGAAGTTACGAACCTGATCAGGAACGCCAAGACGCAACAGGAAGCGGCCGTAATTGCCATGGCGGCGTTCGGCCGCGGCGCGGCCGATGCCCTGCCCTTCCTGCAACAGGGCGCCAGCGCCATCAGGGAAGGCGAACAGGCGGCACGCGACAGCGGGGCTGTGATCAGCAAGGAGCTTGTCGATAAAGCGCGCGAGTTCGATGACAAGTGGACGGCGGCTTGGGATAGCTGGACGGCCAAAAGCAAGGCTTCGGTGCTAGAAGTGCTGACGGAAATCAGCACCTAGGCGACGTTCTCGACAGCCTCATAAGGCGTTCCGGTATCACCTCAGACAGCTTGCGCGGCCGGGGCATCATTCCCGGCTTGAATGAGCAACAGCTACGCGAGCTTGAAGGCGTGTTCCCGTCGCTCAAGGGCAGCAATGCCGACAAGGCAAAAGATGTTGAAAGCGATCTTCTCGCCCTGACCCGGAAGCGCGCCGAATTGGAACAGCACATTGCGGACCTGAAAGCCAATCCCGACGCCGCACCAATCGAGATTCAAGAGTTCGAAGACCGGCTTGATGTTGTGATCAGCAAGATCGAAGAGGCACAACGGAAGCTCAATGCGCTTCGCCTCAGCGATGGCCCGGCTTTCGAAAAGTATGGGCGCGGATCGCCGACGCCCCCGACCGTCATCCCGCCGCTCAGCGGCACCTCGACCGGCGACATTGAGTCTGCGGTCAAGCGCGGCATTCTCGACCTAATCGGCTATGCGGAAGGGACCGACAAGGGCCGCGGCTACAACGAGACGCTTGGCTATGGCGCGTTCACCGGCGGCGACGTGAACTTGGTCAACATGAGCCTTCGCGAGATTCTGGCATTGCAAACGCAGATGCTTCGCAATCCGGCGAACACGTTCAATTCGTCAGCCGTTGGACGATTCCAGATTACCCGGCAAACGCTGCAAGACCTGATCGGACAGCTTGGACTCAACCTCGATCAGCAATTCACGCCAGAGCTTCAAGACAAGCTGGCATCGGCCCTTGTGGCGCGAAGCTCCAACATCGATGCCCTGCG